AGTCATGGGTGAAGGCGGGTCAGAGTTGAGTCAGGGTGACGGTGAGGCCGATCTGCGAGCCGGAGCCGTACATCCCGAAATAGGAGTGGCCTGCCCAATCAAAGCTCGCATCCGCCGTGAAGGTGAACTCGGCGTAAATATCCGACGGGCTGGCCGGACTATCGACGATGATGGCCGAAAAATCAGCGAGTTCGCTGATGCCAGCGAAAAGGTAATTGCTGGCAACGAGCTGCACGTTGGAAAAGTCCCCGGCGCCGTAGTTGACGTATGCGATCCCGAAATAGTCGCTGGTCATGGGTGACGAGTCGAAGCTGTCGAATCGCACGTGATAGTTCTTGCCCGCCTGCACGATGCCGAAGGACACCCAGCCTTCGTAGCTGTCGAGGTAGACCGGGGTAACGGTCGGGGGCGGTGGCGGTTCTTCCTGGCTGAGAACCATGATCCAGCCGTCGTTGGTCGTGGTCATGTCGTCCTTGGTGCAGATCCATGCCTCCCCGCCGACCGCGGCAAGTCGCCCACGCCATCCGGGAGTGCCCTCGATCATCGCACCGCTATCACTGTTGGACGGGACAAAATCGAGAACGGCCGGATACCAGACGCCACCGATCTTCTGCATCGGAATACCCGGATCCGGCGGAGACTCGGCCGCGTTGATCGCCACCCGGACATTCGCCTTGTTTGCCGTGCTGAGCGATTCCTGGATGTCGTGCCGCAAATACTTGGCATGGGGATCCGCCGCGTTCAAATGCGCGGCCATCGCAGCGGCTAGGTCCGCAGGAGAAGCAATGTTCTGTGGTGCCGGATAAGCAGGCTCCGCATCGGTCGGCACGCCTTCCGTGCCGCGGTTCACGTCGTTCTCGACAATGACAAGGAACGTGCGGGTGGAAGTCGGGACGCCGGCGCCCTCGCGCCAGGTGATCTCGCCCATGAGAAGGATCTCGGAAAGCTCCGTGCCGGTGGACGAACCGACCTGCATCGCCGAATCAAGCTCGACCGTGTTGAAGCTCGGCGAGCAGAAGTAAAGCGGACTCGCCGCGCCGCTGGCTGGCAGCGTCCAGGCCGATTCGTGGACGAGATAGCCGACGTCGTATCGCCCGCGCGGCTTGATTCCCAATTGGAGTTCCAGGGTGTCCGGATTGCCGATCTCGGCGGCGGTGGTCCCGTTGGAAAGGAAGCTCACTTCGAGCCTGGCCGCGTCGCCCCGCTTGAACCGCAGGGAGGTGATCGGGTTGCGGAATCCCGGCCCCTCGATCAATTCCAGTGTCTCAAGGTCAACGTAGAGCCTCACGCCGGTGGGCCGTTGTCAACCGGGTGCCGGAACCGCGCCATCTCCATCGCGGCACGCAGCCGCCGGTCGTTGTTGCAGGAACACCCGTCGATCAATTTTCTGTCGCCAAAGGTGATGACCCGGCATTCCCGGTATCGTGAGACGGGAACCCTGCCGTACTGCCAGCCGCCCGCCCATTTGAGATCCCACGGATGGAGCACGCACGCGGGACCAAACCGCCACAAGGCCTCAGTTGAGATCGATTGGTCTTCCGGAGCTCTCCAAGCGTCGGACTTCCACCGGCCAGCGAGGCTTTGCTCAACCACCTCGATGCAACCGCGGCGAATCCAGTAAGCCATGCCGACGGCGTAGGCATTGCGACCCGAGACAAAACCGCACAGCGGAGCCTCCTCAGACAGCCAGTCGAGGCCGAGCACCAGCGTGTCGGAATCGATCTTCACGCATCCCGGCTCTTGAAGTTCGTCGCAGGCGAGCCGCATGCAATCGAGCATGCCGAGCACGCACGACCAGCCGGTCAAATGGCCTCCCCGGGGAAAAGCGGTGATCTTCCTCAGGTCGGGATGGAGGGCGCGGACGCAATCGTCCGACAAAGGCGCACGCTCGTCATCGAAGATCGCGATTTTCGCGTCGGGGCCTGCGGCCTCGCGGAAGGATGCCACTGACTCCACCAAACAAGGCGTGTCGGGACCGAAAGTGAACCAGACTCCAAGCATAGGTCAGGGTGGCGGGGGTTCGGTAGTGGTTTCGGCACACTCGCCGAGTTCGATCATAATGGGGCCTTGCGTTGTGATCAGCCCGTCCTCCCACTGTATCAGTGTTGTTTCGGAGTCATCGCAGCTGACCGCGACCAGAGAACCGTCCATGCCGTTGCCTTCGATCCGGATCGTCTTGGGGAGCGGTTCTCCCTCCTCCGCTTCGCATTTAACCTGGATTTGCGGCTGAGACTCTTTCGCCGCAATACTCCTAAATTCGGCGGGCCCGTCAGACGGGTTCTGCGGGTCCAGCGGCTCGATGTAAACCGGGCAGCCCTCGCCGGCATTCACGGCGTGAAAGTCGAGCTCCACCTCGTCTGTGGTCTGGGTCTGGCGGATGCCGTAGTCGCCTCGGACCGTCCGAAAGCGGTAGATGTTGGCATCCTCCTTGTGATCCTTGAAAACGTTGGCACCACCGCCCGTGTTCTCTCCTGTCCAGAGCTGCGCCCAGTGCTCGATGTCGCTCTGCTGATAGACCTTCACGCGGGGCGTCCCGCCATCATCCTCCAGCTTGAAGAGCTTCACGAAATACTCGCCGTCGCTGCCCGATCCCTCCGGGTCCACCGGATAGTAGTGCTTGCCATCCTGATCGCCGGCCGCGGCGAGGATCTCGGGCTCCTCGCTGATCTCGCCCATCTCGTCCGTGACGATCTTGCACCAGAGAGTGTCGCCGAATGCCATGGCGATCTGCGGGCGCGGGATCGTGTCGAGCGTCTTGTCGCCGACTTTGGGCATGTGGAATTTCACCGCCGGGGTATCGCCGGACTTGGGCTTGCGCTCGATGACCCACCCGTCCTTGACCGTGACCTGGTAGCCGCCGTCCTTCTTCTCGATGCCGATGACGGCAAATGGCGGTAGGTTCTGGTTCGGCGCAATACCAGGACCCGGTTTGGAGTAGGCGAAGCCGCCCGACGAGGCGATGAGTTCAAGCCCCGTCCCCGGTCGCGGCGTGCGCGAGGCGATGGCATCGAGCAAGGCGTTCCAGTCCTCGGCAAGCACCGGATCTCCACGCTTCTTTCTGGCTGGCAGCCGGTTCATTCCTCCTCCTGATAGATGTCCTCGTCCCAGCCGCCCCGGTCGCTGGCCAGCCACTCCATCTCGATCCGGTACGACTTGCCCTCCTGCGACTGGCTCACGCCGTTGAGCAGCCAGTTGCGGCCGCCGGCCAGGTCCGGCACCGGGCCAGACGGCTCGGAAATGTTCCCGATGTCGTTCAGATCGCTCGACTTGGCCGGCTTGTCGCGCACCCAGCTTTCGCGCCACGTCACGCGCGGGCTGTAGTAGCTGGTCTGCCCTCGCTCGATCTTGCCGAGGACTTCCGTCCCCAAGTCGCTCTCGATCTTGTCGCGGAGCTTGTTGCCCTGGTCGTCCTTGTCCTTGCCGGACTGGATCAGTTGGATCGCCTCGCGTTCCTTGTCCTCGATGTCCTTGTAGCGCGGGTGGCTGAGCAGCGGCTCTTCCGAAAGTGACAACCCCATCGAATAGACGGCGTTGTTCTTCTCGTCGTCTTCTTCCTTTTCCTCCGCCCCGGCATACTGGCAGACGATCTCCGCGAGGTCGCCTTCGGTGAAGCTGGCGGTGACCTGCGAGACCTGGATGAAGTTGATCTCGGGGTGGACCGTACCGGGTCGCGGCATCAGGGCGACGGCCGAGCTCCGGTGGCAGAGGAAGACCTGGGTCGCGGTCCACTTGCCTTCCTTGTCGATCTGGACGGAGTAGCCGGGCTGCGGATAAAGGCGTCCCTGCTGGATGGAAACGTGTCTCGGCATCTTGGCCGGGGCACGGCGTCAACCGAAGGCCGCCTGACCGCCGCCGCCGAGCTTGTCGACCCTACGGTTGAGATCGTTCAAGAGCCGGTTGGTTTCGCCTGTGAGGCGATTGTTCTCGCGCTGAGCATCCAGCGCCCCGGCCGAGTAGCCGCCGCCACCGACTTTGCCGAGCGAGGTTACGATCGGCGCGAGCGTGGAGGCGGCGGGTTTGGCCGCCGAAGGTGCGGTGCCGGTGACCGTGCCCGCAGCGGCCACCGTCTTGGCGGCATCCTCGGGCTTGGGCATCGTGTCGCGGATCGATTTCGCCACCTTGCCAAAGTTGTCCCGCAGGCCGCGGGTGTCGATGAGCTCGCTGCCGGTGGATTCGCCCGCCTTGCGTGCCGCCTCCGCGACCCGTTCGCCGAGTTGTGGGGCACCTTGGCCGATGAGTCCCTTCGCGTTTTCGGCCATCTCCTTGAAGTTCACGCCGAACAGTTCCGCGCCGGCCTCCTGCCGGTCTTTGAGGATGTTGCCGAAGTTGGTCTCTACGTCGCCGGCCTCGAAGCCGAGCAGGTCGCTCATGCCCGGGATCTTGAGCAATCCTTTGAGGAGGTGGGCAATCACCCATTCCATGCCCGCCTGGAGATAGACGATGGGCGTTTGGAACGCGTTGAGCAGGGCCGCTCCGAACCCGGCAACCAGCCCGAGCAGCGTAGTGCCGAGGCTCTTCCACATCGCGCCGTCGGTGATGAGGTTCCAAAAGAACTCGATGGCGGCGCGGAAGCCGTTGATCAGCGCATTCACGCCCACCGCGAACCCGAGTTGCAACGCGGAGGAAACCAAGTCGAGGATCTGCCCGCTCTTGAACGCGGCGAGGATGAACATCACGGCGTCCTTGACCCGCTTGCCCGCTTCGGTCGCGAGAGGAGTGAGCTTTTGGATCAGACCGATCGCCTGTTCGGCCAGGACACGGATCGAGTCGTTGATCGGCTGGCCGAGGGTGAGGAACACCTCGTTGATCGTGTCCTTGAGGGTGGAGAACAGGCCGGCAGTCGTCTTGCTCTGCGCATCCATCATGCCCGAAAACCGGCCGCCCTCGGAGGTCATCGAAGCGAAAGCCCGCTCGATGGCCGGGAAGCCGACCTGCCCGGATTCGACCAGATTCTTCACTTCGGAATCCGACACGCCGAATTGCTTGGCGAGTTCCTGAATGATCGGGATGCCGCGGCCGGTGAGCTGGTTGATGTCCTCGGCGAAGAGCCGCCCCTGGACCCGCGCCTTGCCGTAGAGTTCCGCGATCTCATTAACCGGCGCCTGAACGCCCGCCGACACGTCGCCGATCCTGCGGAGGGTTTCGGGCACCGAGTCGGCGGATTCACCGAAGGCGATGAGCTTGCGGCCGGCATCCGCCAGTTCGGGGAACTCGAAGGGCGTCTTGACGCCGAGTTCGCGGAGCTTACCGAGGGTTTGCTCCGCCTTGGCCGCGTCGCCAATCAGCGTCGTGAAGGCGACCTTGGTTTGCTCGAAGTCGGCGGCGGCCGTCACCGCCTTCATGCCGACACCCACCGCAGCGGCTCCGCCGGCCATCGCCGCGCCGATGGACGCTTTGAACGCGGTCCCCGCGACACTGAAGCCTTTCTGCAACGCGGCGGCACCGCCTCTGCCAAGGCCGGACAGTCCCGCGCCCGTGAGTCTCCCCATCCGCCGGGCGGACGCGCCGACCAGTTCGGTGGCACCGGCCATGGCCCGCTTGAGTGCGGTGATGTCGGCTCCAAGGGTGACGGTCAGGGCGCTCATGCCCCGGCTTCGGAGTCAACCGACTCTCGCCACTGGAGACGGAGCAGAGAGAGTTGGTCTGCGAGCGACGATTCACACGCGCCCGACCGGCTCCACGTCGTTCGCACCGCGTTCCGCCGCAACAGACAGTGCTGATACTGCGCCAGACGCGCCAGCGGCATGAACAGGATCCGCTCCTCAGGCCAGCCGGTTTCGCGGCGGCGACGGCGAAGACCTGGGCGGCTACGAACCCGGGTTCGTCGCAGGCAGGGGCTTTTTTCCGGCCAGTCCCGACACGGGATCGACCTGTGCCGCCTCCAGCTCGCGGCTCTGTGCCTCCAGGCGCTGGAAGGCGGTCTGGAAGTCCTCCGGGGTCAGCCCGCCGCAGAAGATCAGGGCGGCTTCCCGGAATCCCTGGTCGTTGAACGACGCCCGGACGACCTCGGGCCAGGGGGCGCAGTGGGCATAGACAAAGCCCATGATCGAGGACGTGAACTCCGGCGTGCCGTCCTTGGGCATCTCCCCCTTCACCAGCGGGTTTCCGGTGCGGAGCAGCACGTCGTAGCTGGCCAGCGAAAGCGGGCGCATCGCGTGGCCGGCGACGATGGTTTCCACGTCGTGGAAGGCGGAGGAAAGCAGCTTCTGGCGGTCGGTGTCGTCCATGGGATCAGAGGTGGCGGAGGAACAGGTCTTCGGTGGCGGGTGACGCATCCAGCGGGATGAAGGCGATCTTGCCCCGGCGCTTCACGCAGGCGAGCGGCACGTCCCGCTTCACCTTGTCGACCAGCCGCTCGCGGTTGAGCAGAGCGCACTTGATGTAAGCGAATGGGTGTTCGGGGTGGGCGAGGTGCCAGGCGTCGTCGTGCCAGGCGGCGATGAGTTCCCTGGTCTGGAACTTGCCGCACGGGCTCTGCGGATCGAAGAACCAGACGGTGCGCTCGCCGCGGATGCCGTCGCCGACGATGCGGACGAACGGCTTCTCTCCCAGCGCGATGCCTACGGCCGTCAACGCGGCGGCGAGGCAGGTGTTGCTGGTGGCGGTTGAGGACAGGTGGGATACGGCGTTCATCTCGGGATCGGAATGTTAGAAGGATGTTCAGGCCCCGCCGCCGCTGGCGACGAACGGGTAGTGGGTGGCGGTCAGGTCGATCTTCTCGAAGTCCTCGTTGTTGAGGCTGCGGCTGACCTGCATGAGTATGGTGGT